AGGGACAAGATTTCTCTACGAAACATGTGTTCTCCAAGGAGTTTTACGTCCTCCTTCAGTTCATCACTTGACCCATAATACCGCTTCCAATCACTTTCTTGTTTGACTCTCCGTTTCTTTCCAGGAGGTTTTCGATGAAACCAGAAAACCTTTCTCCCAATGTAGAGTCGTTGGTTCGTGAGATTGGTAATGAGATAAACAAAACCGTAGTTATCCCCAATAAGACTCCCGTCAAAAGGGAGGTCCATATAGATCCATGGGTTTTCATAATCACACACTCATAACATTACCGACTGGGTTATTTAGTGGTGCCAGTCTCCATCACCTTCCCACACATAATCTGTGGCTCTATCAGGAATTGATACCTTCTTCTTAGTACCAGAAACCCTCCTAACATTCTCCACCTGTTCCTCTATAGGAAGGTCCTCAAGTGGGATTGGTCTTTCATACCACCACTCCATATACATGTGAATAGATTTATGAGCGATTGTACGAAAAGGTGGTCTGAGAGAATCAGACCACCTCTTGATAGGAAGGAGAGACTTGTTCCAAGGACCAAGTCTTTTGATCTCAGAGTTTAAAGTTTGCGAAAGAGTCTTTTTGAACATCCTGTTTGATGCCTCCAACGACATAAGATTCAACCTCTGTTTCTTGAGGAGCAACTTGCAGTCCCTTGGAACTGATCCAGTGTTGGGTCCAGGGGAGTGGGTTGTTCTTCGCAGAGATGTTATAGACTGGTTTGAGTCCGATGGCCTTCATTCTACGATTGGCCACCCATTCTACATAACTTTGTAACAAAGTGTCATTAAGACCAATCATGGATCCGTCCTTGAACAGATAATCAGCCCAAGCCTTCTCCTCATTCACGGCTCTGTCGAACATAGCATACACCCACTCTTCCTCTTCTTTGGCAATCTGTTTCATCTCAGGATCATCACCAGTCTTCCACTTGTTCAGTATATTCTGCGTGATTGCCAAGTGTTGGTTCTCATCTCTGGCGATAAGGGAAATGATCTTCGCAGACCCTTCCATGAGTTTGAGCTCGCCAAAAGCAAAAGAACAAGCAAAAGAGACATAGAAGCGAATGCCTTCCAAGATGTTGACATTTGCAACTGCCCTATACAGTTTACGTTTGACATCCTTGATCTCCCATTGTGCTGTAGGTGAGTCTCTAAAGTCTTCAGACCACATACTACTGGTTCCCCAGTTCTGTGCGGTATTAATGAAGTCATCATATGATTCTGTAACACTCTGAGCTCTAGCCAAAATCTTGTCATCAGTGACAATCTTATCCAAAACATCTGCAGGGTTTGGATATACGTTCTTGATAATGTAAGTATAGGAACGACTATGGATCATCTCCATAAATCCCCAGACCTCCATACATGCCTCTAGTTCAGGTAGGCTACAGTATGGTATAAAAGCCATCCCAGGACCACGCCCTTGGATGGAGTCAAGCATAATCTGGTACTTGAGGTTACTGGTATAGATATGTTTTTGTTCTGGACGAAGTGTTTGATAATCTCCACGATCTTTCTGTAGTGAAACCTCCTCTGGTCTCCAAAAGTATCCCAGTTGTTGAGTAGTCAGTTTCTCAAACACAGGATACTTATAGGAATCATACCTCTGGACTCCCAGAGGTTTCCCAAAGAACATAGGTTGTTTCTTTACATCGTGGACCTCGGTGTTGAACACCGTCATACCTTTCACTTCAGTCATATTCTTACCGTTAACTGGCGAAACCTTAAACTGCACAGGATTCACACTCTCCCTCCTCTAGGTTTGATAGTTCTGTTAACAACGATTCTACCTCAGATGTTGGTGATTCTTCAATCTCATCAGACTTCATATCGTGGGTGTTCTGATAGTATGAAGTTTTCCAACCATACTTATATGTAGTTAAAAAATCATTTGCCATTACAGACACTGGAACCTCATTATTGGGATAGTTCTCAGGATTGTAACTCCAGTTACCAGAGATAGCCTGATCGAAGAACTTCTGCATCACGGACACCACACGGATGTATCCACCATTGTCCTTCATGTCCCACAGAAGAGTGTACTGGTTCTTCAGAGACTGATAGGAGGGAACAATCTGTTTAAGAGGTCCCTTCTTTGATTTCTTAATGGACAAGAAATCACGGGGTGGTTCGATTCCGTTTGTTGCGTTTGACACAACGGAACTGCTTTCCGATGGCATTTGTGCCGACAGTGTTGAGTTCCTAAGACCGTGTTCGGAGATAGACTTTCTAAGACTTTCCCAATCATAATTAAGTTCTTCTGATGTGATCTCGTCTACTTCTTTCTTATAAGTGTCAATAGGAAGAATACCATCAGCGTACTTGGTACGTCCGAAGTATTCACAATGACCTTTCTCCTTGGCCAACTGATTAGAAGACTTCAGGAGATAGTATTGGAAGGCTTCAGTCAGGTTATGGACCGCGTCCCAGGCTTCTTGTGAGTCATAGTTGTGACCCAGTTTAGCCAGGTAGTGTGCCAGACCAATGAACCCAATACCCAGAGACCTCCTTGCCTTGGTTGCAATCTCTGCAGCCTTCACAGGATAGTCCTGATAGTCAATCAACTCGTCCAGACCCCTCACGGCAAGGTCACAGAGGTCTTCCAGTTCGTCTAGGTCCCTGATCTTACCAATGTTGACTGCAGACAGGATACAGAGAGCAATCTCACCAACCAGGTCATCAATATGTTGAAGGGGATATGTAGGAAGAGTGATCTCTTGACACAGGTTACTCATCTCAATCTTATCTTTGATAGATACAGACGACCAGTCTCTGCACGTTCCTTTAGGATATTCAAAATCAGTTCTTGTGCCTTGACAGTCTTTCTTGGAACAGACTGATCTTGTTCATAACCCACATACAACTCATCAAATCTATCAGTACCAAAAGCATCATAGAGACCTTGTACATCATGCGGTGAGAATAGGCTAATCTCTCCATCCATAATGAAACGTTCGTAGAAAAGTTTTGAAATCTGGATGGAGTAGTCAAGTTTCCGTACCCGGTTATCTTCTGTACCTTTGTTGTTCTTCAGAACGATGATGTCTTCGATTTCTTGGTGCCAGATTGGGAAGTGTACTGTGGCGGATCCACCTCTAATCCCATTCTGTGTACAGCATCGTACAGTTGATTCAAACTTTTTAAGGAAAGGAACAACGCCAGTGTGCTGTACTTCTCCACCCCGGATCTTAGCGTTGATCCCACGGATTCTCCCAGCGTTGATACCGATACCAGCCCTCTGTGCGACATAACGGCCAATGGCCATATCACTACTAAAAATGCTGTCCAAGGAGTCATCAACATCAACCAGAACACAACTCGCAAACTGACGGAGAGGGGTTCGCACTCCCGCCATGATTGGTGTTGGGATGTTGATTTTGTGTTTGGAGATGGCATCGTAGTATCTCTTGACGTAGGATAGACGTGTCTCCTTAGGATAGTCACGGAAGATCGTCAAAGCGATCATCATGTACATGAACTGAGGTGTTTCGTAAACCTGGTTAGTACTTCTATCCTGTACTAGGTATTTATCTACAACCTGTCTCAAACCAGCATATGTGAACAGGAAATCACGATCATGATCAATGAACGTTTCTACCTTTTGAATCTCTTCTTGAGAGTACTTGGTGAAGATCTCACGATCATAACTATCCTGATATGCCAGTTTTGTAATGTGATCAATCAGGGTTGGTAGTTCTCTCCTACCACCGTATAAGGACTTCCTGAGAGAGAATAGAAGGAGTCTTGCAGCCACAAACTGATAGTTAGGGTGGTCAAGATCAATTAGATCACTGGCACTCTTGATGAGAATCTCTTGGATCTCAGCAGTAGTAATACCATCATAGAACTGAATACCTGATGTCATCTCCACCTGACTGGCAGAAACATTTGCCAAACCAACACAGGCTTCTTCAACCATCAGGTGCATCTTATCGAGATCTAGAGACTCAACTCTCCCGTCTCTCTTCTTAACCTTTGTACCATTACTCATATCTTTTTCCAGGTAGTGAATTGTAGTTTTGCTTGTAGTCCTTGGTAAGTATTTGATTCAACAATCTCTTGAACTCTATGTCCAGACAGAACCATGTCGTTGATGTCTTTCTGGGTTACGTTTGAGGGCCAGATGACGACTCTTTCCCCTCGTTCAATAGTGTCACTAATTCTTCTGACAATTTCTTTATTGCGGGGCTCGTTATCATAAACAAAAACGAGATCGCTTCCCTCAAGACAACCCACATCACCATCACTGCCACACAGAGCCACACTATTGTTGAGGAAAGTGCTGTCAAAGGGTCCTTCGACCACGTAGATAGGTAGTTCTGTGTTGATGTTTTCAAGTCCGTAAATCTTAGGTTCATCATCATCCAACATTGTGGTTAAGTATTTAACAGGGTTCGTAGAGAGGGCTCTACCTTGTACTCCGATAAGTGTGTCATTCCTGATAAGAGGAATCACAATCCTCTCTTCACCAAACTTGGGGTGTTTATAACTACCCGGTTTGATTGTATTCACAAACTCCTGAAAGTTTTCTGCATAATAAAACTTCCCAGAGAAGATTGCTCTACTTTCTAGGTAATGTTTCGACTTGTGCACACTAAATGCATCAGGAAGATCAAGAGAAATCTTCTTCTTGAACTTTGGTTTTGATGAATTTAGTTTAGCAAAGATATCTTCAGGTTCCTCAGGAGTAAAGTTCTTCCCAGTGTTGTTACCTTTGAACTTCTCAAACACGTATTGTTTGTGTGTCTGAGGGTCAATGTCCTTCAGGAAGTTATTCAAAGATATATTCACCCCACAGTTATGACACTTGTAGTTGGTGTTGTTCTTAATTTGATAAAAGTATCCACGAGCTTTACTTTTGTTCTTCTGAGAGTCACCACAAATCGGACAACGACAATTATACAGATTGGGTTTAACTTTCTTGAACTTCTCAAGTCTGGATGAAATCAAATTGATGTACTTAACATCAATAAAATCCATGTCATAAGGAGTAACTAGTCTGTATTGTAACAGGTTCTGGTTGTTTAGACAAGGAGATCCATGGATTGTTAAGAACGAAACTCACAGCGGCAATGATTCCAATGCCAATCCATACCTTTCTTTCTATTCCCTGTAATCTTGACAGCACATCGTTATGATCCCTGTCCATTTTATCACGGAGTTCGTCAATCTTTGCAAATAGTACACCGTCAATCTCCTCTGACTTCGACAATCGCTCTTCATGAACTGCGAGCATTCTACTAACTGTAGTATTTACCTCACTCAGTTTCTCGATGGTTGCATCGAGTTTGAAGATGATTGGTTTGAGATCTTCTACTTTTTGTTCTACCAGTGCAAGCTTAACTTGATCGTCCATCTTTCGACATCCAGTTCTTTCTTAGACCTTTTTGATAGATATATCTTTTTCTTGGTTTAGTTCCCATTAGAGGATCAAAACCTGCGGTTGGTCCTTTGGCATCAGCCTTACTACTGAATCCAGGTTTCCCAGGAGCACTGGAAGTCGTCATCATCTCTTCTCTGATAAAATCAATGATTCTTTTCAGTTTATTATTATCCATCAGAAATACGATTTAACTCCTTAATGCAGTGTTCGTCAGCCTCTAAACTGTGAATATATGTCTTAGGATATTCTGGAAGTCTATTTAAGAACAGAACAAAAGATTTGACGTACGGCCACAGTTCTTTATCTATTTTAAAGAACAACATTGGTGTTGTTGCATCTCCAAAAATATTATATAAGATGATAAAATGATTGATCAAGAGATGAACTTTAAGATCACCACCACCCTTATACTTCTTAAGTAACCTTTTGATATAACGAAAATGGTTGAGGTCTTTCTCGAAGTCCTCAACCGTTACAGCTTCAGGGTTCTCGTAATTCTTAATAGCAAAGAGCAGAAAGTTATCTGCGTTCAACTCACTAAGGTACATACTTAATCATCAGAACTGTTGAGGAGGATACGCAGGTGCGTTACCAGTAGTGATACCAGACATAGCGACCAGAGTCTCGGACTTGACTCTCAGGTTTCCATCACTGTCATTGTAAGTAGTAACACCAACCCAACCACCGTGAGACAGTTTGTACTCAGTGGCTGTTGCAACTTCAGTACCGGCTTCAGCTACACCATAGATGAGTGTATCTTTATCGGTATTCAATTGACTATAGTTGGAATCGAGAACAGTAGATTTAGGAAGTTGTGATGCTGTGTATGCTGTAGTAGCAATAGCAACTCCACTGAGTCCAGTAGTAGAACCGATGGTAACAGCGGTTGCCGAAGTTACGGTTACGATGACTGCATCACCGAAGTATACACCAGATCTATCACCAAATCTAATAATATCACCCTCTCCAGGGTTATCGGTTGCTCCAAAACTGGTTCCGGAACCAGTTACAACGCCAGTGGCATAGTTGAGGGAAACTGTGCCCCCGGAGTCCAAAGCGTCATTGTTTCCCCAAAGTGCCATGATTGCCTTATGAAATGTTTATGCTAGTAAATATTTATAAAAAAAGGGAGACGTAGTCTCTCGGTGTATCATTCTTCTCTGGCTTTGATTGCTTTTGCAACAACCTCAAGAAGTTGATCATCCATATCAGTTTTGGTCAGTTTAACAGCCTTGCCAAGAATAACGAGACAAATATCAATCAGTTTTTCACCGAGTTCTTCGTTCTCAGGAATCTTAGATACAGAATCAGAGATAATTTTTGAAGCAAGTGGTAGTAGAATTGAAAGCATGGTGTGAGTTGCAACTACCCTATATATAAATCACTCTTTATTTGAGACGTATCTCTTTAGATTTGGATCCCATTTCTTTACCTCACCCTTACGAAGTGGTTGTTCCTTTCGAGACATAAAGTCTTTGAAGTTCTTACCATACTTCATCCTTGCATCTGCTTCACGATACTTCTTTCTTCTATCTTCAAGTTTCTTTTCGTACTTAGAATCGTAAGCTTCGTACATCAGTCACCTCTATAACGTGAACCAGGACGGGGCCCAGTAGCATCAGCCATCTTTTGTGCATCAGTACGAGTATCCTTGGCGGCGTTCTTAGCCATCTGCTTCAGTTGAGCAGCACGTTGCTTCTGACGATCACCAGGTTGATATGGTTTTCTCTTTGCTGCTGCTTCACGAGAAATTCTCATCTGATCCTCAATACTCATTCCACCCTCGGCCAACTTA